TTTACAGAAGATATGATGGCTTTGTTAACTGGAGAAGATGAAACTAGAAATAGGACATTTGCAAACACACTTGGTAAATATTTAGGAGAAGCAGCAAGTGGATATGGTCAACCAATTTATCAATTTGCAGATATGTTCCAAGGTGAATCTGTTCGCAGAATGGATTATAAAGAAGACCCTGACTATAAAAATGGAATAAATGCCTTTTTAAGTGGTGTTGCAGAACCATTTTTAAGTAGGCTTGATAGGGTTCCTTTATTGGGTGCAGGAATTGAAGAAGAAGATTATGCGGAAGACCCACGGTTTGCTGACGTTCCAGAAAGAGTTATGCCATTTATGAAAATATTGTTTGGTGCAACACTTTCTCGTATACCACCAAGATACGTAAGTACGCTTGGTCAGTATGGCTTTTCTTATAGAGATTTTATGGCACGTACAAATATTCCATCATTAAATCGCTCTATAAATAGAGAAATGGGCTATAGAATGAACAGAGAAATGCCGCAGGTTCTTGCTGATCTAGACGAAGCACGTAATGCTGATGGCACATTTATGTTTGACAATGCTGACAAACAGGCGTTTCTTGCTGATTATATTCGTAATCTTAAAAAAGATGTATATGCAGATGTTAAAACAATGGGTGAAGACGAAGCTGTTGGTGCTACAATAAAAAGATTCCGGGTAATTAATGCTCGTAAAAGAGCCGCAGCAATTAAAAAGTTTAAAGAAAATAATCCGTTTGGAGCAAAAGATTATGATCCGTTCAATATAGAACATATGGAATATTTAATTGAACTATCTAAATCTTATCAATATTAATAAATAAAGGGGGCAATTAAGCCCCCTCTTTTATATGCAATCACATATGTCATTAGCCAAGTATACCTAACGATTATCCCCAGAACCTTGAAGCGTACCCCTAGCTTTCCTGTCTGCAAGTTTCTCAATGTTGTCTTCCATAACTTTACCAAGGTTAACTCCTAGTTCTTGTGCCAGTACAGCAATGTACCAACAGACATCACCAAGTTCTTTCGTAATCTCTGCACGTTTAGCAGGGTTATCACCATCACGTATGAGCTTCTTTGCTTTGTTGGCAATCTCTCCTGACTCACCTGCCAGTCCTAACGTCAAGTACGCTAGGGCTGTTTCTTTTGGAAAGATAGCTGTCTCACAAGCCTTCTGTTGATATAATGATGCTGTAATGCCACTCATTTGTTTCTCCCTCATCCACTGTTTAGCCTCTTGCTCCAGATTCATTTAACTTCTCCAAGTTTTCAAAGTAGGCTGCGTTCCACCCCCTTTGCCACTCACGGTATTGCATAGTGTGAACGTCCATATTTGGTCTATTTTCTACGAACACACTATGCTTACCAATCTTTTTGAAGCCACCACCTTTATGGAACGCTTCATAACCCCACTGGTATTGAATACGTAGTGGAGCATCATACTTGCCTAGACCGTTACGCCTCACCGTTGTCCCCTTCTTCATTTTTAGGCTCGTTTACAGAAGCTATTAGCATCTTTGTGAAAGAATCCTGTGCTACACGTAGCTGATCCAGCCCAAACTGCGCTTGAGCAATCTTTGCATTCAAGTCACGAATCTGATTCACCAGATACTGTTCGTTGTTTTCTAGTTCGTCATAGTCATATTCTTTACCATCAATAGTAATCATTTGTTTTTCATCATCCATTTTCATATTCTCCTTTCATATGATCATATTCTTTTTGTTTAAGTTTCTGCCATTCTTCATAACTAGGATGGCTACGTGGGGGATTGAACTGTATCCAACCATCCCCACGCTTCCACACTAACTTACCACTACGCTGCTTCGATGTCAACTACTTCACATATACCAGCAGTACAAGCTAACTCACGCCCGCCTGAAGTTGTATCCTCTTTTTCAAACTCTTGCAACAATGACCAGTTTACATTTTTTGGCATCTTTGTCAAGAACTCTTTATATGTATCTTCATCAATGTCCTGATAAGGTGCTTGCTTATACGTATGGTCATCATGTGGCAAGAAACTAATGCCAGATACTTCATCAAAGTTTTTGTACACCCATGTGCCTACTTCCATCCACTCATGTTCTTTCACAGAGATTGTAACAGATGGTTTGTGTTCACACCAATAACGCTGGTACATAAGCCACAGTTCAAGCTGTTCGATAGCTGTCATATCAGTCCGTGTCACTGCCTTTTTAGGTGACTTCATTGGGAAGCTGAACACTGTCGTGCTATCAGGCTTCATTACATCTGGCTCTGCAGGAATACCCTGTGACATAAGGAACTGTGTCAGTGGGTCTTTGTTATCGCCACGAACAGTACGAATGTAATATGGGTTGTGCCGTGCGTGAATACCAGATGCTGCATCAGTCAACTGTGACACTGTACCTGATGGCTTGACGCATGTAACAGCAGTAGACTGTGAGATGCCAATCATCTTGGCATATGCTTTGTTAGTCTCAATTGCTACATCACGTAAGTTTTCTAGGACCTGGCCTATGTTCATGCCAAGTTTAGCACTGCGTCCTGATGTAAGTTCATTATCCATGATACCTGTCAATGACACACCCAACAAACGCTCTTCCTCTGTGTTGTTCTTCCAAATCTTACGCAGGTATTTAAAGTTAGTCAGTGTGGCTTGCAATGTACCAAGAATAGTAGCCAAACGAACTTTCTCTTTCAGTGTTTCCACTGTGTCCGTTGAACGAACAACTACCTCTGACAAGTTACAGAACTGGTATGGGCGTAAGATAATCTCACTGCAAGGGTTGCAGCCGAAGTCATGTTCAACATCACGCCGACCATTCTTTGATGCCTGCATTTTTGCAGATTGCCTATTGAATATACCACGTTCACCTGACTTTGATTCGTACAGAGATAGCCACTCACGCATGAATGTACCCATCTGTGGCTTTTCTTTATAAGCAACGCTGTTGTTTGCAAGCGCACGTTGCCCTTCATATTCCCACCACTTACCTGCTTTTGCATGACGCATCTGATCGTCATTCAAGTTGGACAGGCTAATGAGTGCGCTTCGTCTGACACCACCAACTACGACAACCTCACCAATTTTACACATGATGTCGTGACATTCGATTGGATACAAGCGGCGACCCGCAGCACCCTTGAACTTTTGAATACAAAACTCAAATAGTTCAACAAGGGGCTGTGGACCTGACGCACGACCACCGAAAGTCTTGAGCCTTGCACCTGCAGGACGCACTTCGCTGACATCGAACTTGGGAATTTGTCCAGTGTAAAGCATAGCAATTAATTCTTTTAGTGACTTTGCCCATCCGGGGCGACTGTCACCTACTTTAATTATTGTGTCTGTATCATGGAAATCTTCATTAACTTGAGGCAGCTTGTTTACATGATGGCGTTCAACAGAGAAGCCTACACCTGTACCACACATAAGAATATACATTGTCTCATCAAATGCACGGGGATTGTCTACAGGAACATATGAACAGTTATAGCCACCAACATGACACCGATCCAATGCAGGACCAGCAGTCATAAGCGCACGCATACTTGGCATTACTTGCTGTGTAAGTACTGCCTCTTCAAGTTCAGCCCTTAATGAATCAGAAAGCTGATAGTCGTGATTGCTAGACAAGTGACTAGCCATATAGTCAAAATATCTTGATACTGTTTCATTCCATGTTTCTCTTCGCTGCTCATCTTCCTTCCATCTGGCATAACGTGAAAGTGCTATAAAATTTTGATAGTCTGTAGGTAAATAATTGTTTATCATATCTGTCACTCCTGTATTGTTTTCATACTTCTAATTTCAGCACCGTCTACATCATAAAAATACTCCCGGATACCGTCTTCTAATTCCTCACCAACATTTTCATCTGCTGGTATTGGATATTCTTCTTCGTCTACATCAAGGGTAATAAACATCTTAACTCTTATCACTTGCCATTACCTCTTCAATTAGCTTGTCCAGATACCACTGTGCTTTCTTCAAGTCTTCTAGTGGTTTTCCCTTATAGTCAAAACGCCATAGGTATTTCATTATATTACCTTGCAAGTAATATTTGAACCCATCACCAGTGGCAGCAGAGATAGCTTGAACACACTCAATGCCTGTCTGATTATAATGTGGTGGGCTATTGACCATATCAACTGCATCTTCAGAAGGCCACATTTGTTTACTGTCTGATTGTTCCATAGCTTGTTTCATATATGTTTCATGTCTCATGCGTTCCCCTTTGTCTTAAAATCAATTGAAATAATATTTTTATCACGAGAAACAATAGTGGGTTTTTCATCCTCGTAGTCATCTTCTAACACAACTTCAACAACACTGTCAACAACATTCACAACATAATCATGTACCATATCTCTTATTTTTTCATTATTTTCCATAATCGGAACTGTTGATGCCATCATTTTACAGAAATGCATAATTTGAAAATAGTCATCATCACTAAATGTATTTTCTGGTTGTGAAATTATTGATATATCAATCTCCCCATTCCAAGAGCCATCATTATTTTCATAAGGACGTACACGTATTATCATATCATTATCGTCAATCATAGCTAAATCTTTTTGTTTCATGTTACTTTCTCCTTTTTATCTTGCTTCCGCTAAATGCAATAAACTTTGGATGATTGTTTTTACCCTTCTCCTTAAGCCAGTCTTCTGGAATGATGCGATCATAATATCTGAATCCATATTTAATGCACCACTCACCATAAGAAGACTTTGCACCTTTGCGTAGTTTTCGTCTACTGTTTTCAAAAACAAAACGAATGTCAAGTTTAGGATGCTGTCTTTTGATAGCTAAATGTTTACGTCTATCTGCAGCAGTGAACATGCCTTTTGTTTCTATGATGATACCGTTTTTTAACACAAAGTCTGGTGTGTAGGTGCGGTAGGCTAGGTCTTCCCATTCAATCTTAATGCATTCATAATCAAAATCTACATTAAGTTCTTTAAGAAACTTTGAAAGGGATAGCTCTAGCCCACTGCGATAACCATACTTACGTGCGGCACGAAATTGTTTTGCGTTATGCGGCATTATATTCTTCTGCCAGTTTGATATATGCCACTGTCTTTGGCTCCTTTGCTTGGGATTTAACGGCTGGCAATTCTTTCATATCAGGCCAACAATCATGCCTGTAAGAACAAAATGTACAGTTCTTATTTAGCACAAGATTGCCTGTTTCTTTCCCCCTAAACTTTTCAGGCACTGGCTCAAAGCACCGCTTAAACTCGTTTACTTCAAGCGTCTGAATAGTCTCTTCTACTTTGTTTAATTCTTCTTCAATATCAAGACCTGTAGCTGGTACATATTTAAATTCACCATTTGCTTTATTGACTACCCACCAGCCACCAGCATTTTTACCTGATGCCTTTGCGTAACCAGCAAGCTGCGCTACATACCCAAATCCGTCTGACTCTTTTAATGTTTCAAAAGAATCAAACTTGTTGCTATAAGACCAATTAGATGCGGATTTAATATCATCAACAGAACCATTAATAGCAATATCATATGTTCCGTTAATGGATGTGCTATCCAAGTCCAGAGTGACGCTATCGGAATCTTCATATTTTACTCCTGCTTCTTTTAATATACCTTTGAAGACAGCCTCTACGATGTCTCCAATCATCATGTTCATTACGAATGTGGTAGGTAAAGGTAGGGCAACTTCAGGTTTGTTTTTCTCATACCATAATTGGCAAGATGGTCTGCCAATGTTTGACATGCGTAACCTAAAGTCGCCCCGGCTTTTGCCACCAGCAAACTGGCGGGTAAGAGCCTCTGCTACATCCGTAGCAACCTGTTTAATAGTTGCTTCAGACATAGTGGTTTTACCACCTACTGCATCTTCCATGTATTGGTGCAGTGCCAGTTCAGCTGGGTGCTTCATTATGCTACCTCTTCATCAATATCAATGTCTACCATACCATCAACGACATCAATATCATCATCACTCATTTCATCCTTTGCTTTCTCTGCCCATGTGTTAATGATGTATGTGTTGTAATTATCTACCCAACCCATAAAATCTGCAAACATGTTTTGCTCTGTATCTGTAAGAGACAGTGTGTTTGTAACATCAAGAGATACAACAGGAAGATAAAAACTACTACCGTTTGGCAGCTTACGTTCCTGCGTATTAGCAGTGATTAGATGCTGAACAGGTAAGCGTTTCAACTTGGCAAGTTTTGTAAAACTTTCACCTACCAGCTTAAAAGCATCACGATTGTCGATTTCCCAGATGAATGGTACTTCTTCAATAGTGACTGGATTACCAGAATCATCCATTGGGTCTTTCATCTCGACTGTTCCAAAAACAACACGCACACGCTTGATTTGTTTTAGAAGCTCCTGCATTTTTTCTGGAAGTGCTTTGAAGTCTTTGATGTAACCCGCAGGTTTACCACAATTAAAACCACCCTCATTATCTTTTAAGTCGATGTTAAGGTTATCAGCCATAATCGTCTTAATAAATTTGTTAGGCGATTTATCATTGCCTTTTACAAAACGCTTGTACATAAAGCGTTGCATATATGGACGAATGATAATTGAGTTAGCATAATAATTTGGTCCATCAGGAATGTCCAAACGATATGTACCACCGTTTACTACTTCCATGTTGACTGATTTGCCATTCAATTCAGTAGTACCCATAATAGGTGTGTGGTTAATGCGCAGCCTTGCCAGTGAACTAGACTTTGATCCTGTCTCTGCCTCGCCTGCAATACCCATAGCCTTTGCCATCATAGCAAAGTTATTAGTATCAATTGTTGTAAGTTGTGTCATGTTTAAATTCTCCTTTCTTTTCTGCAAAAAGTTTCATAGTTATATCAGGATACGTCTTTCGTGTCAAGCCAGTTTTCTCCTATTTTTGATTCAAGTAGCAATGGAACATTAAATACAATTCCCCATCGTAACGTAATTAAGTTTGGTAATTCATCATTAGTCTTATTTATCAATGCGATAACTTGTTGTTCTTCATTTGGATGAACGTCAATCACAATGCTATCGTGAACACTGTTTACCACACAAGATTGCATACCGTCAAGTAGTTTTTCAATGTGTAATAAAGCTAATGGAACTATGTCTGCAGTTGCAAAGGATTGCACTGGATAGTTCTTAATCTGTGTAAAGTTTGTGATCCTACCATTTGCTTTTCTTGAGACATTTGGGAAGGCAAATTCCCGGCCACTTGGTGTACGTATTTTTTGTGTTTCTATAGCCTCTTTAGCCAATCGGGAATGCCAAGCTGCGATGCCTGTGTACTTCTCGTTGAAGTGGGTGTAGTACTCTGCTTCTGCTGGTGTTCTTCCAAAGCCTGTTGCTCCGTATAACGGTGCGAATGTATGCGCTTTCGCAGTCTGCCTATCCGTAGGTTGACCAGCGGTACTAATAACTTCAGCGGTGTATGAGTGTACATCAAATCCAGTAGATACTTCTTCAATTGCTACTCCATCCTGTGATAAAAATGCGGCAGTACGAAACTCTAGCTGCGCCATATCAGCCTCAAGTATCTTACCACCTTCAAATCGTGACACAAATACTTTCTTTACAGGAAACGTGCCGCCACGTGGCATGTTCTGCATGTTAGGATCAGCCCCGGAAAAACGACCAGTTGCTGTGCGATGCTGTAACAAGCGTACATGTAGCTTGCCATCAGATTTTGTGTGTAGATTTATACCTTCAACAAATGATGATAGGTATGTGTCAACGGCAGATAGTCTGCGCACCTTTGACAAGAACTCTACAGCATCGTCCATGCCTTTCGACCTAGCAGCACCTTCAAGTATCTCTAGGTTCTGTTTACTGGTAGTGAATCCACCTGCACTTGCCCATTTAGCTGATGGTGGTTTAAAGCCAATACCAGCAGCTTCGTTGGTGCTTACAAACTTATAGCCGCTAGTGTCACATGAAGGACACCTATTAGGCTTTGAATACGGTGTTCCATCCTTTTTCATTTTACGAATGTATCCAGTTCCTGTGCATTCACCACATTGTTCTGCTTTAGTTTTCTTCAACCTTTCTGTTCCA